GAAATATTAGTTGAACGTGGAGATACAGGTAATTTTTTAAATCTACCATATCATGGTGGCATTAGAGGTTTACGTTACACTTTTGAGGCTGGTGGCAAGGCGGCTAGTTTAGAATCATTCTATTCTATATACGACGAGTGGGCACAGACGCGGGAGCAGATTGAAAACATAGTTGTAAAAAAAGCAGAGGTCGTAGAAATATTTCCTGATGGACCACCTTGTCTCAACCGCCTAGCAGAGGAGGGTTTTGGTGAGGGATCCAGAAACAACGCACTGTTTAATCTTGCAATATACAGACAGAAAGCTAGCCCAGACAACTGGCAAGATATATTGGAAGATGATAATCACAAGTATATGAACCCACCACTGAGATCAGCAGAGGTGCAGAACTTAATTAAGTCAATAGGCAAGAGAGGTTACGATAAATATAGATGTAAAGAACAACCAATATGTGGTGTGTGTAACACTGCAAAGTGTAGAACAAAAAAATTTGGTGTTGGTTTTGAAGACGAGCAGATGCCAGAGCTAGACACATTGACAAAAATAAAATCAAATCCACCACAGTGGTTTTTAAATGTTGCAGGCAACAGAGTAGAATTAAAAACAGAACAATTACACAACCCTAATTTATTTGCGATAGCTGTGTTGGATCAAGCAAATGTGGTGTCACCAATACCAAAAGCAAAGGACTGGAGAGAGGTGCATCTAAAGATGTTGATGCAAAACTTGCAAGAGATAGAACCACTAGAGTCTTTAAATCCAAGAAATCAAATTATAAATTTATTGTATGACTTCACAGTCAACGGACCACAAGCTAGAACTAAAGAAGACTTGACAAGAAAATTACCTTGGACTCAGGAAGATGTAACTCATTTTAGATTGGATGATTTTTATTCTTTTTGTAAACGTAACAATTGGGAACTAGATAAAATAAAAACAGGTAATTTAATAAAACAATTAAACTCCTTTGTTGATGAATCTAGAATAACCTTGGAGAAGTCAACACCACGTGTTATTAAAATAAAAGCTATGAAAGAAAAAAGAGAAAAAAAACAACAGGTTAAATATCAGGAGACACCTTTCTAATGAAAAAAATAATACACGTCAACATGCACAAGATAAGAAGCAATAAAAAAAATAATACCAACGACCCTGTAATCACAGTTAAAACATATAAGTCAAATAATTATGCACATGAAGTTGATATACAAGGTCCATCAAAAATAGTTTATTCTAAAGACAAACCACTTTCATGTGGAGCTAGGGTTTGGATAGAAACAGAAGAGAAAGTTGTTTTAGACAACGGGTTGTGTATAGATAAGTGAAAACAATAATACTAGGACCACCGGGCACAGGCAAGACGACAACACTATTAAATTTAGTGGACGAGTTTTTACGAGATGGCACCGACATAAAAAAGATAGGATACTTTTCTTTTACAAAGAAAGCTGCGTATGAGGCTGTTAGCAGAGCAGAAGAAAGATTTATGTTGGACAGAAAAGAAATACCTTATTTTAGAACGTTACATTCACTAGCTTTTCAAATGTTGGGTGCAAAGAAAGAAAACGTCATGGGTCACTCAGACTACAGGGACTTTGGTTTGAAATGTGGTATACCAATAAAGACTGCGTGGTATCAAGATGGGGACGGTTATTTTAATTCTGACAATGAGTATTTAAGAATAATAAATAGAGCGAAGGTTACAGAAAAAGATGTGTTGGATGTGTACGACATGAAAGAACACTCTATGGACATTGAGCGGGATCTATTGTATTTTTTAGACCAAGAGCTCACAAAATATAAACAAGAGAAAGGGTTAATAGATTACAATGACATGGTCTCAAAATTTATTGAACGAGATATTTCGCCGTCTCTCGACGTATTATTTATTGACGAAGCACAGGACCTCTCACCTTTGCAATGGAGAATGGTCAGGACTTTATGGGCGAAAGCAAACAAAACCTACATTGCAGGGGACGATGATCAAGCTATATTTAGATGGGCTGGCGCTGATGTTGATAGTTTTATCGCACTTAAAGAAGAAGTAGACTTTGTAGATACATTAAATCAATCACACAGAATACCTGGTGGACCAATACACGAACTTTCTCAAGATATAATACGTAATGTTTCAAACAGATACGACAAAGATTACATGCCTAGACAAGAGGTGGGTGATCTTACAAGATACTCTGACGTTACACAGGTAGACATGTCACATGGAGAGTGGTTGGTGTTGACAAGTGCAAATCATTTTTTGGATAAAATAAAAGAGTTTTGTGAATTGCAAGGTTGGTATTATTCACACAAGAGTAAAAACTCTATTAAGTTAGATTTATTGTTAGCCATCCAAGCATGGGAGAAGTGGAGACAGTTTGAACATGATTTACCACCAGCATCTATTAGAAATATTTATTCATACCTTGGTGACAATGTAACCAAAGGTTATCGCACAGGTAAGACGATGAGTGACGAAGAAACTTATTATATCGAAGAGTGCACCGATAACCACGGATTACAAACCACAGAGGTTTGGTACAAAGCTTTTGCAGGTTTAGACCCCATCACTGAGAATTATATTAGAAACATGTTAGCCAACAAAGAAAAGATTTCACAGACACCACGCATAACACTATCAACAATACACGGAGCCAAAGGAGGTGAGGCCGACAATGTTTTACTTTTACCTGATATTACTAAGTCTGCAGCTGATCACAATGACATCAATCCAGACGAACTACACCGTCTATTCTATGTTGCTGTAACCAGAGCAAAAAAATCTTTGCATATATTGGAACCAAAAAATTATGACAGAGCATATTTAATATGAGATTTCATGAACACATAAAAGGTGACAAAGCAGAATACATAGCTGCGATGTGGTTATGGGATCAAGGTTATCTCGTTTGTAGAAACATGTCTCAACAAGGGCCGGTCGATCTAGTTGCAATAAAAGAGCATGAGGTTATACTGATAGATGTGAAGTCAGAATGCAGAAGAAAAAGAGACGGGTATAAAATTAACAGATCACTTACACCAATACAAAAAAATCTCGGTGTAAATATTTTAAATGTAAATGTAGAAACAGGAGAATGTGCATATGTCTAATCCATACGACAACCAGGTCGGAGGCGATCACTATAAAAAATACAAGATACAGCCTAGCGAATTCATCAATAAAAACAAATTGTTATTCGCTGAAGGATCTGCTATAAAGTATATAGTTAGACATCAGGATAAGGGAGGCAAAGAGAGCCTCGAGAAAGCGAAACATTTTATCGATATGATAATAGAAAGAGACTACAGTTGAGAACACTTCAACAACCACTATTCACACCAGAGACTGAGTGGGTGCCACCAGACAGGTTACCTAACTTATCTAGCTATGCAGAGATAGCCATAGATCTGGAGACACGAGATCCAAACTTAATCACCATGGGATCAGGTGCAGTGAGAAGAGACGGAGAGATTGTTGGCATCGCTGTTGCAGTCGAGGGTTGGTCAGGATACTTTCCTATAGCGCACGAAGGTGGTGGGAACATGGATCGTGAATTGGTGTTGGATTGGTTTGAGGAACTTTTAAATAATACCTCCACAAAAATATTTCACAATGCAATGTACGATGTGTCCTGGATACGTTCGCTTGGTTTTCACATCAACGGCGGTATCATAGACACGATGGTCGCTGCATCTCTTTGCGATGAAAATAGATTTAGTTACACCTTGGACTCTGTTGGTAAAGATTACATAGGCATGCGTAAGAATGAAAAACTTTTACAAGACGCTGCAAAAGATTTTGGTGTTAATCCAAAAGCAGAAATGTGGAAACTACCTGCACCGTTTGTTGGTGAGTATGCAGAAAAAGATGCAGAGATTACACTGAAGTTGTGGCACGCATTACAACACGAGATTACAAAACAAGATCTCTGGGACATATTTAATTTAGAAACTAATTTATTTCCGTGTCTGGTCGATATGAAATTTCAAGGCGTGCGTGTTGATGTTGCAAAAGCCGCTGCTGTCAAGGAACAATTAATTAAAACAGAAAAAGAATTGTTAAGAGATATCAAAAAGATAGCTGGTTTTGATGTTGAGATATGGGCTGCTGCATCGATTGCAAAGGCATTTGAAAAAGTAAAACTACCATACGACAGGACAGATAAAGGCGCACCAAGTTTTACAAAAAACTTTTTGGCTACACACCCAGCAGAGCTACCGAAACTAATTAATCAAGCACGAGAGATCAACAAAGCAAACACAACATTTATCGATACAATATTAAAACACGAACACAAAGGCAGGATACACTCTGAGATAAATCAAATACGATCTGACCAAGGTGGTACAGTCACGGGCAGGTTTAGTTACAACAACCCGAACCTGCAACAGATACCTGCAAGGCACAAGGAACTTGGACCGCTGATTAGAAGTCTGTTTATACCAGAAGAGGGACACAGGTGGGGTTGCTTTGACTACAGTCAACAGGAACCAAGACTGGTTGTTCACTTTGCATCATTATTAAAACTAGAGGGCACATCAACTATTGTGGATTCTTACAATGCAGGAGACGCAGACTTTCACCAGATGATAGCTGACATGGCTGGTATTAAT